GCTGGAGACTATAGCGAAGCGTTAGCAAGAAAATTCTTAAAAGACTTAGGACTTAATGAAATGGATATAGAAAGCTACTTACACGATGGTGAAGAGGTGATAGTAGATGAAACAATCGTTTAATTACTGGAAGAAAAGAGAATTAGCAAACCAACTAAATCAGATTAAAGATGAAAAAGAAACAATGGCTCAGATTGAAAAGAATTTTGTTTTGACACTAGCAGATGTAGAGCATCAAATTAAAGTGTTCTATGAGCGTTATGCGAAGACAGAAGGTATTTCTATAGAGGAAGCACAGAAGAGAGTCTCTGAACACGATGTAAAAGCCTTTCAGAAGAAAGCAAAAGAGTATGTTAAGAATAGAGATTTTAGTCCAGAAGCTAATGCAGAATTGAAACTTTACAATGCTACTATGAGAATTAATAGATTAGAGTTGTTAAAAGCTGAAATAAACTTATACTTAACAAACTTAACTGAAGAGAATAGCAAAGAGATAACTGAGTACTTAGAAAATTTAGGAAATACTGAATATGCTAGACAGGCTGGAATACTTGATACTGAATTGAGATACAGCAAAGAAGGTATTAAAGCTATTGTGAATAGTGATTATAAATATGGCAACTTCAGTAAAACATTGTGGACTAACCAAAAAGCTTTAATGAATACTATTGAGATTATGCTAAGACGTTCTATTATTCAAGGTGGAAACTCAACTGAATTAGTAGGAAGGCTTAGAAAACAGTTTGACGTTGGAGTTCATGAAGCTAAAAGACTATTAGTAACTGAAGCAGCACGAGTTCAAGGAGATGTTCAAATAGACAGCATGGAGCAAGCAGGGTATGAAGAGTATGTGTATATTTCTGAACCTACAGCATGTGATATATGTAAGCATCTTGATGGACAACATTTTAAGATTAAAGATAGAGAAGTAGGTGTAAATTACTACCCTATGCATCCGTTTTGTAAATGTTCAAGCGCAGCTTACTACGATAGTGAAAAACTAGATAAAGAGATAGCTGAATATCGTAAAGCAAGAGGACTGGATAAAGAATAGAGTGATAATATTTTCTGTTAGGTCTTTTTATAATATCTAAATGGAATTAAAACTCCATTTTCGTCCTAGACATGACGTTAAAAGGTCTTTTTATTATGTCAAATTACACTAGCGTGGCTTATTTCTAAAAGATAAGTGGTGCACAACTAATCAATAAAAAATAGGACTAGCGTGGATAAGGAGAAACAATGAACAAACAATTTTTATTAAAACTAAACTTACAACACTTTGCAGATGAAGGAACAACGGAAACAAATAATACTGAACCCGAGTTTAAAGCACCTGCTACTCAATCTGAATTAGATAGCTATGTAAATAAAGCAGTTCAAGCAGCTTTAAAAAATCAACAAGTGAAAAATGAAGCTAACTTTAATTCACGAGTAGAAGAAGAAATAAAAAAACGTGAAGACTATTCAAAATTAAGTGAAAGTCAAAAACGTGATAAAGACTTTGAAGACAAAAAAGCAGAATTTGAGAAACAAGTAGCTGAGTTCAGACACTCTCAATTAATTGTGGAAGTTCAGAAAGATTTAGTTAGTAAAGGATTACCTACCGAATTAGCTGAGACATTCGCTTTACACGGTACAGCGGAAGATGCTTTAAAAGCAGTGAATATACTTGAGAAAGTGTTCAATGAAGCGGTGAATAAAGCTGTGAAAGAATCTGCTAGACAAACGACACCTAATGTAGGTGCTACTGGAGTAGAAAAACCGTTGAACTTAGGAGCAAGACTGGCACAAGGTGTAAGTCACAAAAAACCATTTTAGGAGGATAAGAGATGAAAACAACAACAATTTTTAACAAAACTGAAATCTTACATAACTTAGAGTTTGAAGCTATTTCAGTAACAGTAGATAAAGCAACTACAGGAACAGTAACAGAAAACGGACGTAAATTATTAAAAGCTGGAACGTTACTAGCTGGAGATGGTAAGTCTATTTTTGAAGATAGAACAAAAAAAGTTAAGAAATTAACTAACGATGCAACAGCACAATACGTTGACGGAGTAGCATTACATGATGTTGATTTAACTGATGGAGACTCAGTAGTAGCGTGTGTATTTAAAGGTACTTTACGTGAAGACAAATGCAACGGTGGTACTGTCGATGCAAACGTAAAATCAAAATTAAACTTAATTAAATTTGTAAAAGGTGTATAAGGAGGACTATAAAATATGGCATTAATTTACGATACAATTACAGCAGAAAATGTAAGTGGATATTGGAATGGTTTACAAGAAAACGTTGATACTACTTTAGGAGATAAATTATTCCCTGCTAGAAAACAATTAGGAATTAAATTAGCATTTGTAAAAGGTGGAAGTGGTAAAGCAGTAGCTTTAAAACCTGCTGCGTTCGATACTAAAGCTCCACTACGTGAAAGAATGAACTTAAGCGTAACAGAAGAGCAAATGCCATTCTTCAAAGAAGCTCTTGTAGTTAAAGAGGAAGAAAGACAACAATTAAATATGATTGAAGCTACTGGTAATCAAGCACTTGTTGATAGTGTGATTGCTGGTATTTTTGATGACCAAACACATTTATTTAACGGTGCATTAGCACGATTAGAAGCTATGAGAATGCAAGTGTTAGCAACTGGTAAAATCTCATTCAACAATAACGGAGTAGCTCAAGAGTTTGATTATGGAGTTAAAGACTCTATGAAAGGAACTGTAGGAACAAAATGGACTGAAGCAGGAGCAACTCCACTAGCAGATATTGAAAAAGCAATTGAAGCTATGGAAAATCAAGGTAAGAAAGCGGAAATTCTTATCATGACTCAAAAAACATTCGGTTTAATCAGAAAAGCAGACTCAACTATTAAAATTGTTAAACCATTAGCACCTAAAGGAGCAACAGTAACAACTACTGAATTAACTGATTATCTTTCAGATACACTTGGTGTAAAAGTTGAGATTAAAAACGACACATTCACAGATGATGATGGAGTTGCTAAAAAATTCTATCCAGAAGGTTATGTATCATTTATTCCTAATGCTATTTTAGGTAAAACAGTATTTGGTACTACACCAGAAGAATCTGATTTATTAGGTGGTAACGTTTCTGGAGTTGAAGTGAAAGTTGTAATGTATATGTTAGATATCGAACCTTAGGAGATAATTTATGGATAGAGATTTAGTATTAGATAACGTTAAAGAAGATTTAGATATTCGTGATACTCTACAAGATACTATCCTATGCAGACTTATTGATAAGGTTATTGACCATTTCAAATTCACTTATAAGCAAGATGAAATTGAAAATAAATACAGGTTCATTATTGAAGATTGTGTTATCAAAAGATCTAACAGACGTGGTGCTGAGGGTGCTACGTCTGAATCCGTTGAAGGTCACTCTGTTAACTATGAGACTTTCTTAAATGAGTTCGCCCCCTGGGATGAAATGTTAAGAGAAGACTTCAAGAAAGAAAAATCAAAGAAAGGTCAATTATTAATATTCTAATGAGATATTCAGAAAGAGCAATTTTAAAGCAAGTAAATAAAAACGAGTATGATTATGAAACAGGAGAACATGTCTATAAAGAACTCTATTCAGATATCGTTGCATGCTTCACAATGGATTTAGGTCTTGGTAAGTCAGTTCAAATTTTTGGAGATTATAACAAGCAAAGAAAAGTTATATTCTTAAAAAATTCTTATAATAAGCCGTTTAATGTTGTTGAATATCGTGGAAAGCGATATATTCCAACAGCAGATAAACAACTTAGTAAAGCTTTTTATCTTGAAAGGGATGATAGCGATGGGACTTAAAATATACGGTATTAAAAAATTAAAAATTGATTTAAAAGATATCGAACAAATGCGAAAAGTCAAAGAAATTGTGAAGAAACACGGAGCAAACTTAAATCAACAAATGGTTAAGAATGCAGTATTTAAAGGCGGATATTCTAACGGTGATACCAGAAGAAGTATCAATATTTTAATAGAAAAAGGTGGTTTAATGGCAAGAGTTAAACCTACGACTAAATATTCTCCATATGTTGAATATGGTACACGTTTTATGGATAAACAGCCGTTTGTTAAACCTGCTTTCCAACAAGTTAAGAAAGAGTTCGTTAAAGATTTGAAAAAATTAACATGATTAAAACTAGAGAACAAAGTATTTTTGATGAAGTATTCAAGATATGTAAGGATTTAGGATATAAAGTTTACGATTATAAACCGATGAATGAAGTACCTTATCCATTCGTAGAAATGGAAGATACATCTGTTAGTTACGCTATTAATAAAACAGACGTTAAAGGAAATGTCTCTCTCACACTCTCTGTGTGGGGCTTGCAAACAAAACGAAAAGAAGTATCTACTATGGCAAATGCTATATTAGAAAAATGTTTGAGAATAGAACATACAGACGGTTATTCGTGGAGTTTAAATATTAATTCAAGCAATATCAGAATACTTGACGATAGAACAACAGTAACACCTCTTAAAAGGGCGGTTATTGAATTAGAATTTAATTTAAGATAAGGAGATAAAAATGTCAGAAGCAAAAAAAACTTATGAAGCTAAAAAGGGTATAGATATTATTCTTTTATATAGATTTTTAAAAAATGCTAAAACAGAAGCGGCTTTTAAATTAGCTTTCCAGACTGAACACAGTAATGAGATTAGTAGAGATGCTGATGCACAAAAAACTAAAGATGGAAATATCCAAAATTTAGGTGCAGTTGAGTATGAATTTTCGGCTAAGTCAATCGTAGCTAAAGGTGATAAGCATATCGAGGAATTAAGAAACGCTTTAATCGATGGAGATATTATTGAAATCTGGGAAATTGATAAAGCTGAAAAAAATGAATCTAATAAATATAAAGCTACTTATTATCGAGGATATGTAACTAAATTTGGTACTAATCCTAATTCAGAAGATAGTGTAGAGTTAGAGCTTGAATTTTCAATCAATGGAATTGGGAAAACAGGTTATGCAACATTAACTGATGAGCAAGCTAAAGTGGTTCAGTATGTGTTTAAAGACACTACTATTGACACAACAGAAGAATAATTAAACAAAGCTAACTGGTAGGAATACTGGTTAGCTATTTTTTTGGAGGAAAATAATATGCAATTAAGATTAAACGAAAATAAAACAGTAGAAGTAAAATTTGGAGTTGGTTTTGTACGAGAATTAGATAAAAACCATCCACTAGAAGCTAAAGGAATTAAGCTTGGTATGTCTTTAAGTATGAAAATACCAGAAATTCTAGGAGGAGATGTGGCAAGTCTGTCTGATGTCCTATATGCAGGAACATTTCTAGAAAAAGAAAGACCAACACAAACTGAAATTGATAATTTTATCGATGAACACGAAGACATCGAAGCATTATTTGATGAAGTAATCAAAGCATTAGAAGAAAGTAATGCGGGAAAGAGAATTCTGAAACAGAACAGGGAAAATCTGAAGAAACAGAACGAAGAGAATTCACAGGAAGCATAAACTCTAAAAACTCCAAAGAAACATACGAAGAAATAATAGTAAATTGTGTAAGGTATCTAGGTATCACAAGTATCTATGAAATAAATATACTCACTCTTAATCAATATAACTTACTGATGAAAGGTGCTCAA